GACGGCCGCAAGCTGGTCATGGCCCCCACGAGCGAGACGGCCATGCTCAAGACCGACCTGTTCCTCAAGGCCAACGAGCGCGGCGACGGCGGCAACGCCCTGCAAAACGCCACGCTCGGCCGCATCCTCGGCTTCGACACCTACATGGCGCAAAACGTCAACTGCGTCCTCTCGGGCAGCGAGACCGACAGCGATCCGGTCACGGAGCCGTATGCCACCGGGACCGCCGCCGGGACGGAGATCGCGTCCGTTCTGGCCCCCACGGCAGGTGAGTTCGTGGTCGTGGCCGGCAACGATCAGCCGACCTGGGCGACCGCGACCAATGCGGCTTGGTTCAAGCTGAACGAGGCCCTCAAGTACGCCACGCTGGACGACGCCGTAGCCACCCGTTACGTGAAGTGCGTGACGGCTGCCGCTTACGCGGCCGGCTACAGCGAGGGCGTTGCCCTGACCGTCACCGAGGGCAAGGCCCCGCAGGTCGGCCAGTTGCTCGCCTTCGGCGCGACCGCCGGCACCCGACACACCTACACGGTGATCGAGTCCGAGGGAAGCGGCACGTCTTGCACCGTCTACCTGGATCGGCCGCTCGTGGCCGCCGTGGGCAACGGTGCCGATGCGTTCCCCGGCCCTTATGGCGCGATGAACCTGGCGTTCCACCGGGACGCCCTGGCGCTGGTCACCCGCCCCTTGGCCCTGCCGAATAGCCAGGCGGGTGTCATGGTCGGACACGCCACGTACAACGACGTGACCATGCGGGTCTTGGCCCAGTACGACATCAACGCGGGCGGCCTGATCGTCAACTGCGACATTCTCGCGGGTGTGGCGGTGCTGAACAGCGGCCTCTTGGTCCCCGTGCTCGGCTAATCCTGTCCGTAAGCGAGTGAAAGTCGCCCGTCCGGGACTTTCTCACGAAGCCCGGACGGGCGGCCCCTCTACCACCGACCCTTGCCTGCGGACTTGCCGGAGACGCCTCATGGAACTGCTCTTTGCCCAAGCCGACACGTTTGCCGATGCGATTGCCGTCTTGAAACAGTACGGGCCGCTGGTCCTGGTGACTGCCGTTCTTCTTTGGCAAAGCTGGGTCCGCGAGTGTCGCATGAACAAACGGATCGTAAAGCTCGAAGACGAACAGCGCTGCGTGCTCATGCCTCTCGTCGAGCGTTGCGCCGATGTCATCGCCCAGAACACCATGATGATGGAGCGGCTGGAAAAGGCCCTGGATCGGGATTGACCGCGAGTGAGCCGCCATGACGTACCCTGCCAACTACGGACTGAATCAGCAGATTCGGCGCGTCTTGTACGCGCTGAAGCGTCAGTACGGCGGCACGATTGTCGTTTATCAGAACGACACGGTGACTACGGACACGAAGACCGGCGACGTGACCCGAACGAAGACGGCGACCCGGATTCACCGGGCCGTCGTCCTGCCCGAGACGATCAGCCGCGAAGTGAAACAGTCGATCTCGCTGATCTCCGCGAACAAGCAGATGGTCACGGGCGGCGGTTTCGAGGCGGGCAAGCGGCTTTTCATCGTCGAGCGCCGCGACTGCCCGAACCTGGTCCTGAAGGAGAGCGACTGGCTCGTCTACCACGGCCGCAAGTATGCAATCGAGAACTTCGAGGAATACGAGTTCGAGGCGGCGTACATCATCCACGGCAAGGAACTGGTGGGCGAGTCGATTGGCGGGGCGGGAACGGCAGCGCAAGCCGACGCCGCCTTGACGCTCGGCTCTCAGGCCGAAGGGGAGGCGTAGCCATGCCCGCCAATCCCAACTGGGCACGCTGGGTTTTCGCGTCCGTAGCCACCTACTTGAAGCAGGTTGCTCAACAGCAGCAGCTTCCTGTTCTGATCGAAGGCTTGGACGAGCGGACCACGGAGTTTATGAGCGCCACGGATCGGTGCGAGGTCCGCATCACGGGACCGTTCACCAGGGAAGTGAGCCGCGACTGGTATCAAATCGAAGTCGTTGTGAATGTCCTGTTCGTGAGCCGCTACGAAGAGCAGAAGAATCAGTACGCCATCATCCAAACGACGGGCATATTCCAAGCGGCAATGGACGGAGCCATCGCCGTCTACAAGTACGGAAACGGGGCAGACGACGACGAGCATGTCCTTGTCGGCTGCCTCTCGCCGGTCCAAGGCCGCAACGACGCCATCCGCGTGATGCACTTTGGTCAGATTGATCCGACCGACCGCTTGAAGCAATCAATGGTAGACGCTCGCTACCGCATGGAGATTTCCACCAACCAGTAAACCGGAGAACCCGAACATGGCACGCATCGAATTGAGAGACTGCGATGTCATTTTGCAGGACGGCCTCAGCGGTACGGCGGCGGTCAACGAACCCGCTACCCCGCCTGCTGCAACCGACACCAGCTTTGCCATCGACACCATCGTCCTCAACACGGCCGACACCGACAAGGTGCCGGTGGGGGCGCGTTTCAAGATCGCGGGCGAGACGGACCAAGTGTTTCATACCGTCACGGCCCGCACTCCGGCCGACGCCGGCCCGACGACCGAGATCACCTTTTCGCCGGCCCTTGGGGCGGGGACGTATGTTGACGGCGGCGTGGTGACGTTCTATCCCCAGAACCTCGACATCAAGATCGGGGAAGGGAACATCACTTACACCGAGCACAACGAGTACGAGTACCTCAAGGACCGGGGGAACCTGGACACCGTGAAGGAAGGCGACGAAGTGCCGATGGACATGAAGCTGGAGGCCGTCTTCGAGCACATCACTCAAGGCACCAGCGAGCCGGTCAGCCCGATGGACGCCATCAAAGGCGTCGGCGGAGCGGCCGTGTGGGTCAGCGCTTCGAGCGACTTGTGCGAGCCGTACTGCGTGGACGTGGTGGTCCTGCACACGCCGCCTTGTGGTACGTCCGAGCTTGAGCGCGTGACCTTCCCCGACTTCCGCTCGGAGCAGCGCGAGATCAACTACAAGGAGTCCACGATCTCGATTACGGGCAAGTGCAAGGCCACTGAACCCCTCGTCGAGCGCGAGGCGGTGGCGTAGCGACGACTCCCCGGCCCTCTGAGGCTGGTTCCTCTGGCCTCTTTCTCAAGAAGACCAGATATGCGGTGCCGACAGCGGTGCCGGCACCGCAACTTTGTCATTCCGTTTTGCGAGGGAAATCCATGAAGATTGCTGGTATCGACCCCAAGACTCTCTGCAATGAAGTGCTCCTTGTCCTGCCTCGGGCAGAGCAGAACATCGTCTTTCGGGCACGCGGCTTGAAGGACATGGACGAGTTCCAGGCCAAGTGCCCGCTTCCTAAGCCGCCGGGCAAGTTCACCAAGGATGGCTGGGTGGCCGAGGACAACGATCCCACCTACCAACAAGTTCTGGCAGAGTGGGGCAAGAAGCGGCTGGGCTACATCGTGACCCGCTCGCTGGAACCCAGCCAGATCGAATGGGACAGCGTGAAGCTGGACGATCCCCGCACCTGGGCCAACTGGGAGAAAGACCTGATTGACGGCGGCCTGACGCAGATCGAGGCCAACCGCGTGTTGGCCTTGGTCATGGAAGCCAACTCCTTGGACGAGGTGAAGCTGACGAAGGCCCGCGAAACTTTTCTACGTGGTCAGGCACCCATGCCGCCCGAATTCTCTGGCCCAGTTACCGTACCGGCGAATACGCCATCTGGCGAGCCTGCGAACGGCTAGGGATTCGACCGCCGGGCGTTAAGGCGTCTTGGGACGAGTGTGGTCTGGAGACCCAGGCGCTCGTCGTCGCTTTCGACCAGACACGGAGTTACGACGAAAGCGAGCGGGAGGCTCAGCTAGTCGGGGCTGGGAGGCCCACAGGCATTGGCAAGCGATAACGTCCGGTGGCGGCAAGTGCAGTGAGGGTGTCTGACCCATGATCGACACACTGCATACGTGCGCTGTCTGCGGAAGTGCGCAGCCGGCGCACGCCTTTCATAAGGCCCAGTTGAATCGACGCAAGCGGAAGCCCTGGTGCAAGACATGCTGCCGCGACTACCAGCTTGCAAAGAAGTTCAAGATTGGATTGGCGGACTACGCCGCGATGCTTGAAGGTCAGGGCGGACGCTGCAAGATTTGTGGGTCCGATCAGCCGGCGTCAAACGGCAAAGCGGAGTTTTGTGTTGACCACGATCATGGCAGCGGCCGTGTGCGCGGCCTCCTATGCAACAAGTGCAACATAGGACTTGGTGCTTTCAAGGATAGCGTCGATACCTTGCGCAGGGCACTAGCCTATCTGGAAGGGGCCTGACCGATGAAAGTCGAGTATTCCTTCCGCGTCCCTCGCATCAACGTGGACCAGTACCGCACGGCCCTGGACCGCTACATGAAGGAAGCCCTGGCGGAAGGGTTGATGGCGTGGTTGGACGCCGTGCTCTTGGAGATTCCCAACTGGACCGGGGCATCGCGAGCGACGTTCTGGCGATTGGTTCAGACCATTAACGCCCAAGTGGACGCCAGCGGCCCACGGGTTGGCATCGGGCAGCTTGCCGGCGACGGCTCGATGCAGATGGACAAGATGAAGGGCGTCTACACCTTCACCTTCTCGACGACCCTGCCGTGGCTGATTTGGAACGAGTACCACAACGCCAACGTGGACCCGGACCCGACGAAGTATCCGCCGCCGGCCAAGTTACATAAGCCCGGCCCTTATGGCTTCCAACTCAAGGGCGTTGATGCCTTTCAGCGAGTCGCGGATAAAGTGCGACTGATGCGCGTTGCACCTTACGTGAAAGCGTACACGGTCAAGACTTAGGTGCCGACATGGCCGACGAACAGATTGTCAATACGCTCGGCTTCAATGTCGAAGACGCTCTGGGCGCGCTTCAGCGATTGGACACCGCGCTGCAAGCGACCGGCCGAGCCTTTGGCACTTTCGGCGAGGCGTTGGACAACTTCAATGGCCGCGCGGCGGCGGCCCTGAAGACGATGCGGAGCCTGGCCACGGCGGCGGGCAACTTGTCCACGGCCATGTCGAACATGCCGAGCGGGGCGGCAACGCCCGCTGCGGCTCCCGCCGCCCAGGCGGCGTCTCCGTCCTTCTGGCTGCCGCCCGGCATGGAGGCGGAGGCCAAGCGACTGGACGCCGCCCTGCGGAACGTCGGCGCGGCCGGCGCGGAGGCCGGCGGCAAGGTCGCCACCGGCTTCAAGCCGGCAAACGACGTTATTGACGATGGCACGAAGAAGACCCAGAAGTTCACCATCACCTGGCAGACGCTCGGGCGCGTCGTAATGACGCAGATGATCGTCCGCACCATGAGCCAGATTCGAGACGCCCTCCATGAAGCCGTGGCGGCGTCCATCGAATTTCAGCAGCACATCGCCGAAATCCAGACGGTCGCCCCGCAGATCGGCGGCACCTTCACTTCGCTCAGCAGCGAGGCTGCGGAGTTCGCCAAGCAGTTCAACGTACCCTTGTCGCAGGCTGCCGAGGGTCTGTACGAGACCATCTCGGACCAGTTTTCGGGGATGTCCGAGCGCGCCAACATAATGACGGCGGCCGTGAAGCTGGCGCGGGTCGGAGTCATGGACTTTCAGGACGCAACGACCCTGCTGACCGGCACGCTTAACGCCTTCGGCATGGCGAGCGGAGAGGCCGATTCAGTGGCCTCGAAGTTCTTCACCACGATCAAGCTGGGGCACGTCCGGGGCAAGGAACTGGCGGACGTGATGGGGCAAGTTATTCCCATTGCCTCCGAGATGGGTGTCAATCTCAACGAGCTAAACTCCGCGATGGTCGCCTTGACCATTGGCGGCCAAGACGCCCATAAGTCGGCCACCGGCCTGCGCGGGGCCATGATGGCGCTCTTGAAACCTTCCGAGGACATGAAGAAGGTCATCCGGGAATTGGGCTTCTCTTCGCCCGAGCAGTTGGTCCAAGCCAAGGGGTTGCAGGGGGCCTTGCAAGCGGTCGCCGAAGCCTCGCACAACATGGCCTCGGGGATCGGCCAGTCGGTGCGCAACGTCCGCGCCTTGACGGCTGAATTGCGTTTGACCCAGAGTGGAGCCGAACAGGTTGAAGCGGCCATGAAGGCGATGGAGGCTTCCACCCCCGAGGCGCTGGACAAGATTTTCAAGCAGTTCACCAGCACCGACGCCGAGAAGCTGACCGCCCAGATCAATCGGCTGAAGATCAATCTGACCCAGGACTTTGGCAGCGCTATCACCCGCGCCCTGGGGACCGTGATGGAACTTGCCGGCGGTGCCGACAAGCTCTCGGCCGCGCTTCAGGGGCTTGCCTTTGGCACGGCCCCGCTCGTGGTCGCGTTGGGCGTCCTGGGGACGGCCTTTATGACCTTCGGCTACACGCTGGGGCCGGTGGGCTGGACCATCATGGGCGTCACGGCGGCGCTCGGACTGCTGCTCGGCGGCAAGACTTACCTGACGGCCAAGTCGATCAACGAGACCCGCCGACTCTCCCAAGAAGAACATGCAGCCACGCTACTGTACCTCAAAGACAAGGAAGAGGAACTGCGCAAGCTCCGCGAGGTGGAAGAGCAGAAGCGTCAGGAGGAAAACCGTAGCTGGTCCGAGCGGTCGGCCATAATCCGGCGCGATTACTTCAAGGCCCTGGACGACTTGAAGGACAAGAACAAGGAGATCATTGAGAGCGACCGGCAGGCCATGCAGTCAATGGTTGCCTCACAAGAGCGTGTCGTGGCCGCCTATCGCAACGCCGCCAATGCTGCCTTGCGGATCGTGCAAGAGTCGCAGAACCGCCGCAGCACCTTGGAAGCTGAGTATTCCGACCGGCTCTTCAAGGAACGCAACGAGCAGCTACGGCTGACCGACGAACAGAAGGCGGAAGCCGTCCTGCGGCGAAGCTGGGACTTGGAAAAGCAGGCCAACGAGGCGCTGGCCCGCGCGCAGACGGCTGAGAATGTCCAGCGCGCCCAGGCAATCCAGCAGCGGGCCAAGGCATATCTCGATGAGGGAACGGCCCTTGCCAAGGGGACGCAAAATACCTGGCTCCAATACCAGGCCGAACGGAGCATCGTGTCGAACCTGGAACAGCGGATCGTGGCCGAGAAGAAATTGGAGACGCTGCAAGCCGAGCGGGCGCAAAAGCTGGCGGAGGAGGCCGCCAAGGAGCAGGGACGGCTCGACCGGATGAAGGCCCTGATGAAGGCCATCCTCAGCGATCTGGACGCCTTCGACAAGAAAGGAGAGGCCAAGTCGCCCCAGGACTTGGCCGAACAGCAGAAGCGGCTCACGGCAAACATGAAAGAGTTTCGTGAGCAGTGGCTAGGTGGCGAGAAAGTCGATGTCGCGGAGTTGTTGGCCTTCGATCAGCTTCAACGCCGCGTGACGATGGCCCTGGAGGGCGGCGTCTCGAAGGCGGAGGTGGAGCAGCTTTATGCGGCACCGGATACCTTCGCCAAGTTCCGCGCAGACATCGAGAAAGGCGTCGGCCCGGTGCGGTTGATGATCGAATGGGCCAATCTCTCCAGCCCGCGCCTCAAAGAGGCGACCAAGGGAATGTCGGCCCTGGAGACGTGGGACTATTTCGAGAAGGAGATGAGCCGCACGAAGACGATCATCGACCGCTTCGTGGCGAATAAGGACGCCCTGAAGCTCGAAAACAATGCCCTGGAACAGAAGCAAAGGGAGATTACGGCTTCGCTGGATCGTTGGGTGAACGTCGGCGGATTCACGGCGGACCTGGATAAGTTCGGCGGGCTGGCAGCCATCAAGGCTAATGCGAAGAGCTTGTTCCCTGGCAGGTTCCAAGGAGTCAGGGACGCGCTCGCTAGGCTGAATCAGGCCATAGAGAAGTTCAACGCCCCCGGCGCAATGCCTTCGGCCGAGAACTTGGAGACGTTGAAGGCCGCTTACGACAAGTACCTCGAAGTCGTCAAGCCCAGTGCCGCGAGCAAGGAAGGCTTCAACCAGTTTCTCTTGAAGGCCGAACAGGCGGCGTCGGCGGCTGAAAGGATCGACGCGCTGCAAAAGGGCCTCAAGGCGCAAGAGAAGCCGGCGGCCGAGGCCGCCCAGGACCGGGCTGCCCTTGAGGAAGCCTTGAAGGCTGTGGACCAGCGCGCCCGCAAGGCGAGGGAGAGCGCCGGCGAAATGAAGACTGGCACGCAGGCCGCAGGCGAAGCCCTGTCGAAGGTCTCGCAGATCGACATGAGCGGGCTGGTGGGCCAGACGCAAGCAATCGCGGATGCGATGTGGAGTGCGGCGATGGCTTCCAGTATGGTCCAGGCCCCGACATGGGAAATGACAGCGGCCCACGGCGGCAAGGCTTGGAACTTCCTGGCAACCGGCGGCAGGCCCCAAGGCACGGACGTGATTCCGGCGATGCTCTCGCCGGGCGAGGTGGTCATCAACGCCGCCTCGGCGCGGCGGTTTGCCGCGCAACTGACCGCCATCAATGCCGGCGTCCAGCCGGTCTACCGCAACGAGGGCGGCAGCGTCACCAACATCGGTGACATCAACGTAACGGTCAGCGGCGGCGGACCCAGCCGCCAGACGGCTAGGTCCATCGCCGCCGAATTGCGACGTGAACTGCGGCGTGGCACGGCAACTCTGTAACCCCTTTCATCACGAGGAACACCCATGAGCATGAGTCGAACGAACGTTCAGCAATCGGCGGGTTGCAGTATGGTCCGCGCCCGCAAGAGCGAAGATCACTTGCAACCGCGCGGCCGGTTCGTGGTCGAGCACTTCCGAAAGGGCGAGAAGATCGGCCACTACGAGTTCCCCAACGGCATCGCCAACGAGGGCAAGAACAAGCTCTTGGACGTGATGTTCCACGGCGTCTCGGCCATCACGACCTGGTGGCTGGGGTTGATCGACAACAGCGGCTACAGCGCGCTGGCCGCTGGCGACACCTACGCCAACATCGACCAAGCCGGCAACGGCTGGGACGAGTTCACCGACTATACCGATCCGGCGAACGCCGGCAGCGCCAGCACGCGGCCCGAGTGGACGGAGGGCGCGGCGTCGGGCCAGGCGATTACCAACGGCAGCCCGGTAGTCTTCGACATCACCGGCAGCGGGACGGTCAAGGGTCTGTTCCTGGTGGGAGGGGCCGCCAACGCCCAGAACAAGGGCGACTACCAAGCGGCCGGGGCCGTGCTCTGGGCCACCGCCCTGTTCGGCACCGGCGACGTTCCGGTCAACGCCGAGGACCAGTTGAAGGTGACGTACACGGTCAGCGCGTAACAGGAGACTCCCTCGCCATAGGTCGGGCGGGGCCTTCCACAAGAAGCCCCGCTCGGCCTTTCTTTCCCTTCCCTGTGAGGAATCACGATGGCCTACGAACGATTTGCAAACGGCGGCCTCTCTTCGCTCGACGCTGCCATCGACAACGATGATCTCGCCTTGACGGTGAAGTCGGCTGTCGGATTCCCCATCGGCGGCAACTTCCGCATCATCGTGGACAACGAGATCATGCTGGTCACGGACGTGCAGGGCAAGACCTTCACGGTCACGCGGGCGCAGGAGGGGACCATCGCCACCAGCCACGACGCCGATGCCGCCGTCTTTCACATTCTTACGGCTGGGGCCTTGGCCCAGCGGGACGGCGACCAGTTCGCCACAGGTGCCGTAGCCAGCCGTGATGCAGCCGGGCAGGCGGGCCGGCTCTATCTGCCGACCGAGGGCTATATCGCCCGCGACAACGGCCTCGAATGGGAGCGGATGCCCTTCTGGCGGTTCACACCGCCGGCCAGCGGCGACTTCGCTTGGGTCAACCAAGGGGCTGCCACGGTTTCCGACACCAAAGGCATGATGGTCTTGACCACGCAGAGCGTGGCGTCGGGGGAAAACCTGCGGTGTCTCGTTAAGTCCGCGCCGGCGACCCCTTATGAGATTACCGTCGCCTTGATGGCTCATAGCCCCATCTACACCACTTCGTTTACGATGCCGCACTACGGCATTTGCCTGCGTGACAGCGCTTCGGGAAAGCTCCTGATCTACGGCTTCGGCTACAACAACTACCCGCTGCGGTTCCAGTATGCGCAGATGACGAATCCCACGACGCTCGCCACCGGCGGCATCGTGGACGCATCGGTCACCCGGCACTGGCCGCTTTGGCTGCGTGTCAGCGACGACGGCACTTATCGCAGAGTTTACGTCTCTGGGGATGGGGTCCGTTTTCAACCTGCGGTGCCGGCTGAGTCGCGGACGACCTTTCTCACAGCCGATCAGGTTGGCGTGTTCGCCAACAGTTGGAAGAACACCTACGTGTCGCGCGTCATCTCGTTCTTGCACTGGAGAGAAGCATAATGGCCGAGCAATTCAAGAACCTCGCCAGCACCACGCTGAACGGCGCGATCAACGATTCCGTCGAGACAGTCACCGTCGCCAGCGCGATGGGCTTCACCGGCGGCGACTTCCGCATTCTCGTGGACAGCGAGATTATGAAGGTCACGGCCGTAAGTGGCTTGGACCTGACGGTGGTGCGTGGCCAGGAGGGGACCAGTCCCACAGCGCACGACAATGGTGCGACTGTCCGCCATGTCTTGACGGTCGGCGCGTTGGATGCTCACGACCAGAACGATCTCGTAGTCCGGGACGCCTATGCCAGCAAGCCGGCTGCGGGCGTGCCGGGGCGCATCTTCCTGCCGACCGATGGCATCTTCTTCGAGCGCGACAATGGTTCAGCATGGGAGAAGTTTGGCCCCTTGTGGCCCATGACTCCGCCGCAAGCCTCCGACTTTCCGACTTGGGTGAATCAAGGCTCGGCGACCATCGCGGACAGCAAAGGGGCGATCTGGTTTGAGTCGCCGTCCGTCAGTGGCACCAACTACCGGCTGCGAGTGAAAGCCTATCCCAACCCGCCGTTCACGGTGGAGATGGCGCTCATCAGTCTCATTACCCCAAATACCAGCAGCTATCCAGGTGCGGGACTCGTTATCCGTGATGACGTGTCGGGCAAACTGCAACATTACGGGTACTACAGCACGGACGCCTTAGTCGGGGGCTACAGTCGTCCCAGTCCCACAGGATCGGCCACCGCCATCACAGGCTGGCCGGGCTCGGGACAGCTTTACCAGACCGAATCGGGTCTCTTATGGATCAAGTACGAGGACGACAACACGAACCGCAAGATTTCGATTTCCACGGACGGCTATTCGTGGGTGCAGATGGTCAGTCTCTCTCGAACCGACTACCTGACTCCGACGCAGATTGGGATTTACCTCCACGCGCCTCAGACCACCCCTGAGAGCAACCAGGGGGCAACCCTTCTCCACTGGAGCCAATACTGATGGAAACGTTCGCCAATCAAGCCGTTACCGCGCTCTCGGCCGCCGTCACCAGCGCGACCGCCACGAGTTGCACGGTCGTTGATGCCACGGCGTTCCCGGCCACCGGAAACTTCCGCATCAAGATCGACAATGAAATCCTCATTGTCACGGTTCGGGCGGGCAATACCCTCACCGTCACGCGCGGGGCCGAAGGCACCACGGCGGCCACGCACGCCAGCGGCGCGAGCGTCATTCACCTCTTGACCAAGGGCAGCTTAAACGCGCGGGTCGCCAACCGTTTCATCTCAGAGCTTTACGACAACAAACCTGCTGCCGGGGTCAAGGGACGCTTGTTCCTGCCTACCGATGGCCTCTTCCTGGAATATGACGACGGGGCGGCCTGGCACAAGTACGGGCCGTATCGGCGGTTCAAAGCGCCGCCCGAGACCGGCTGGTCGTGGGTCAACCAGGGTAACGCCACGGCGACGTACATTGATGGTCGGTTGGTCCTGGAAGACCCCGATCTCGATGCCACCGATCCCCAGCTTCGCCTCCATGTCCGGCCCGCGCCGCAATGGCCCGCGACACTGACGCTGGCGTATCTCTGCAACGGGATTGGCGGTGACACTCCGCGCATGGGTTTCTGCATCCGCCAACACAGCCCCGGCATAAGCTATGACGGCTACATCGGTACGTGCGGCATGTTTCTGGGAGGTACGCAATGGCAGTCGTATGGGTACTGGTTCAACTCCCCGACAAGCACGAGCACGAGTTGGAGTTGGGACGATTACTTCCCTCCCCAACGGCTCATTTGGACGCGCTTCGAGATTTACGGCGATAGAAAGCGCTTCTATATCTCGGCAGACGGTGTGAATTTCATCAAGGTGAAGGACGACAGCATGGGTTCCTACGCAATGCCCAATCAGGTCGGTCTCTTCATCGACCCGCAGGACAATAACCAGCCCGTCTCCCTGTCTCTGGTCCATTGGGAAGAGAGCTAAGCGATGGCCCAGACCGGCAAGCTAGGCACCGTCGATTCCCAACTGGCGAATGTGCAACCGGCGTTCGTCGCGACCGATCCACCGTTGCCCTCGGTCACGACGGAGAGCGGCCGGCTCGGCGGGCAGTTGGGAGACGTGGTTCTCGCCCTCGGCGGGGTGATTGGCGCAAGCGTCATTCATCTTGCGGCCGAGAGCGTGCTGGCCGCTGCACAGACGGCGGACCCCGCACCGATCTATGCGCCCCATGCCTCACCTCTCTGGGCCTTGGGCGGTCAAAACTCCCAGTTGGGCGACACGGAGTTGGCGTTTGCTGGCGCGGTTGCGCCCTTGCCGGCAATCACCACCCAGAGCGGACGGCTCGGCGGGCAACTGGGCGGTCTGGTTCCTGGCCTCGGCGGGCTGGTTGGCACTGGTGTCATACACCTCTCGGCCGAGAGCGTTCTGGCGATCGCGCAGACAGCCGATCCGGCACCGACCTTCGCGCCCCACTTGTCTCCGGCATGGGTGTTGGGCGGACGGCACGCTCAGCTTGGCGCGATGGAACCGGCGTTCGTCGGTGCCGAGGAGGCGCGGCCCGAGACCGGCGACCGTACCGGGCAGCTTGGCACGCTCAATTCGCTGTTGGGAAACATGCGGCCTGCCCTCGGCGAGCAAGAGGGTGGCGGCGGGGCCAGCATCGTCTATGCCAGTGCCCAGAGTGACATATCGGTCTTGACCGAGGCGGCGGTGGCCGGCGTCGTGCGGGCCTGTGCCGCCTCTAACACGATTGTCCTGTCGGATGTCGCCGGGCGCAATGATCTTCTGAGCGGGGCTGCCGAATCGACGGTCAGCCTGGATACGGCGGCGGAGTTCTCGGTGGCACGGGCGGCGGCTGCCGAGAGCACGCTCGCACTGGTGGATATTGCCGGGCGCAACAATCTGCTCGCTGGAGCGGCCGAATCAGCGATCAGCTTGGACACGGCAGCAGGCTTCACCGCCGTGCGAGCGGTGACGGCTGAGAGCACGTTGGTGTTGGTGGATGCGGCGGCCAACATCGGCGGCCAGCTTATTGAGGTGGCGGCCGAGTCCACGTTGGTTCTGGACGTGGCGGCCGGATTCACGGCCGCTCGGGCGGCAGTAGCCGAAACCGCGCTGGCCCTGGTCAATGCGGCGGGCCGGAACAATCTGCTCAGCGCAGGTGCCGAGTCCATCGTCAGCTTGGATGCAGCGGCGGGATTCTCGGTGGCACGGGCGGCAGCAGCGGAAAGCGCTCTGGCCTTGGCGGATGCGGCCGGCCGGAACAACTTCCTCAGCGCCAGCGCCGAGTCGGCGATCAGCTTGACCGTCGAAGCGGCGCGCGTTTTGCCGGCCGTCATCGACGTGGCGGCTGAGTCCGCAATCAGCCCGACTGTGGCGGCCGGGCGCAACAACATCGTGGCTGTCGCGGCCACGAGCGCGCTGGACCTGACGAGTGCGGCGACGTGCGTTCACGTTGTCCCTACGCCGGTGAGCGCCCAATCGGCGGTCGAGGCGGGGACCACGGCGACCTGCTCGGTTGCACGACCGGCTTGGGCCTGGGACGACTACATCGGCCTGTGGCAGGAGGCATCCGTTGTCGTTGTGCGAAGGCTGGTCGCCGAAAGCCCCTTGGCGCTGGCGCAGGCGGAAGTAACCGCGCGGCCGTGGTACTTGTCGGCCGAGACTCCGGTTCAGACCGTCACGGAGGAGTATGATCCCGAGATTGACGAACTGGTCACGAGGATCGAGGGCCTGCAAGACGCCGCGAGCGTGGCCCGTCCGCTGCCGATGGCGGTCCACCAGCCGATCCCGCTGGGGCAATCGGCCTCCGTCGTCAAGGTCAAGCCCACGGCCATCAACGTCTCGGCAGAGAGTGTCCTGGAACTGCTGGGCGAAATCCGCACCAATCAGTTGGGAAACGCCGGCAACTGGCTGGCGTTCACGCAAACGGTCGCGGTCGATAAGTGCAGGCCCGCCAGGTCCGCGTTGGAGTTGGCGGCCGAGGCAGTAGTGGTGCGGAGCGGCCCGCGAGGCGCACACACTTCGCTCAACTTGCGCCAATCGGCCACGTACTATCTGGTCTCGGCCGGTGTCCTTCAGCGGTATCACCCGTTTGTTGGAACGGGGGAACTGGAAGCGTTGGTGGCCCCGCCATCGACCCTCGAAAGTCCGCGGCCCGGCATCACGGCCCCATTCCAGTTGGTCTACCCGGCCAGCGGTCCCATCACCGATTCTGTGACGCTGCGCTCCCCCAACTTCGGCAACAAGGACCGGCTCGGCTTCAATCGCGTGCTGCGCGAGACTCGGGGCGGGACACTGATCGTCTTCGCCGACCCGATGTGGCCGAAGATTCAAACTCTCGTGCTGAACTTCTCTGGCCTGAGCAGCGACCAAGCCCAGCAGTTGCTTAACTTCTTGGACGCCCATCTTGGCGAAGAGGTCGGCGTGTACGACTGGGAGCACCGCTATTGGACCGGCGTGATTACCACGCCGACCGATCCGGTCGTCCAAGACGGCCGGGACCGCTTCTCGGCCAGCTTCGAGTTCGAGGGCGAGTTGGTCCCAGCATAGTTGCTTGGCGAGGAGAGGCCCATGTTTACGCTCACAGCCCCTTATCCGCTCTTGCAGACCACGACGCTGTTGCCCAACCCGCAGTTCAGCGACCAGGAAAGGCTGACGGCGACCGTGACCCGCAAGACGGCGATGGACGGCACGCGGTACACCTACATCAAGCGGAAGGGCGATCGCCGGAAGCTGAAGTGGACCTTCCGGCTGATGCGAAACAAGGGGCTTGAGTTGCGGGCTTTTCTTTTCGCCTACTTCGCCTCCTCGGTGAGGATCGTTGACCACAATGGGCGGGTCTGGGTGGGCAACTTCACGAACAACCCGTTCGAGTTCGACACGCCACAGAAGGCAGGGCCGGCAATCAGCCCGCTGCCGCGCGGCGAGGCCCAGATGATCGAACTGGAATTCGAGGGGGTCGAGCAGTGAGAAACATATCCGCAGCCGGACTGGCGAAATTGGCGACCCGTTACGGCAACGAACCCATCACCATCATCGAGGTGAATTGGGTTGACGGGAGCACCGCGTGCTACGCCGACCGCACCGTGGGAACGATTCCGGGACGGATCGTGGAGGTCGGCGACCTGGATAACGTCGTGGGCGTGAGCAACAACAGCGGCTCTCAGGAATTGGCCGTCACCCTGGACGACACGGATGGCACGATCAAGGCCATCTTCGACGCGCACGACGTTCACAAGCGCACGGCGCGGGTCTATCAGTATTTCACGGACCTCGACCTGTCCGATAAGTTCTTGCTCTTCAGCGGCAAGGTCAGTTCGCCCATCACTTGGAGCGAGCGCGACCGGACGGTGAAGTTCACAATCCTCTCCCAACTTGAAGACAAGGAGATTGGCTTTTCGGCCGAAGAAGGCCAGTTCCCTTACCTGCCGGCGGACATGGTGGGAAAGGCGTGGCCGATGATCTTCGGCAAGGTAGTCAATTGTCCGACGCTTCAGGTCAACAAGGCAGTCACGGGCACGACGCTTACCAGCGTCGGCATCCTCAGCGGCATGGACCTGTGGGCCGATCTATCGGACGGTGCCGATGATTCGCAATTCACCATGAGCCTCATGCTGATGGTGATTGAGCGGAATCATTACGCCGAAGTGAAAGAATGCTGGGCACCCGCTTTCCATCCGCCGGTGGACGCCCAGAAGGCGGCAGAGCTTCAGCAACGCATCGACTCACTGAACGAGCAGGTCAACGCCGCCGTGGCCCGGCGCAACAAGCAGCGGGCCTGCGCCCTGGCCCGCCGACAACAGCAGATCGACGAGGCCAATGCCAAGGGACTGGGCGAGAATCCCATCCGCATCCTCGGCGGCGAGGACTTTCCCCAGGGGCGGACCTTGACCATCAACATCAACGGTGGACTATTCACCGGACATTTCGAGGACGAGTTGTTCCACGTCCAAAGCCGCCAGCACCCGGCGGACGATGCTACGGCCGCCGATGCGTATGCGGAAAAAACCGAGGAGCCTGCCGTCTGTTTGGAGCCGACGCAGACCCGCTACTACCGGTATGAGGATGAAATCCCTCCCGGCTGTGGCGCGCGGCCATCCTGGGTGAACAAAATCACCCACTGGGGAACGGTGAGCACGACGAGCCAGGCCACCACGCACCAGATGGACACCGAGCCGGTGGCGCAGCACTTTTGGGTCGATCCCGGCGCGTCGGTGAAGATTGCCAGCGACGAGCCGATCACCTACATCGCCTCCATCGTGCCCGGCACGGTCTTGGCGGTGAAAGCCTACAAGCAACTCACCGGCGAGAGGCGGCTGGTAGACGTGCCGACCGACCTGTACACAGTCTCAACCCAGACCTACGGGGCCGTGACGGCGGTGCAGATCGTCGTCAACAAGCCGCTTTCCTCCATCATAGACCAGGGCTGGAACGACGATCTCTACGTGACGTTCCAGTCGAACGTCGGCCCGGACACCGTGGCAATCCTCAAGTACCTGATCGCCAACTACACGGACCTGACTTGGGACACGGCTTCATTCAACCACGTTCAGGAGAAGCTCCAGCCGTTCCCGGCCAACTTCCCACTCTTGGACCGCAAGAACGCGATCCAGGTCTTGCAGGAGATCGCCTTCCAGGCCCGCTGTGCCATCTGGCTCAGTAACGGCGTGTTCTATCTCAAGTACCTCCCGGAGGAACCGACGCCGGCCGGCACGATCACCGTGAGCGACATCGACGCCGAGCGGGGCATCGAGCTAGAGCTTACCGGCACGGAAGACATCGTGACCAAAATGAAGGTCAAGTGGCGGCTGAGTTGGGCCGACATTTCGGATCAGCCGAAGGACGAGGCCGAGAAGACGATCCTCTTGCGGCACAATGTCGCCAAGTACGGCACCCAGGAACAGGAATACGACTGGTACATCTACAACCAGCCGGACATCGTGTACAAGTGCGCCACGTTCTGGCTGATCCGCAAATCGAACACCTGGAAGCGGATCAAGTTCAAGACCTTTTTGAATAAGCTCAGTCTGGAGACGTTCGATGCCGTGATGCTCGACTTCGACCAGCCCTATGTGGCCAATGGACCGGTGCTGGCGATTGTCGAGAAGGCCAACTACAACTCGGTCGAGAATTGCATGGACTTCGAGTGCCTCGTGCCCGTGGCGGCGGGTACGATGGAGCCGTACCACTTCTTCTGGCCGGCGGCGTTGTCGCAGACGGACACTTGGCCGCCAGTCAACGAGATCGCGGCCGGCTGCGCCGGCGGCGACGGGCTCGGCGCTGGCGCGACGGGCAATCTGCCGGTAGGCGACACCACGACGATCCCGGACGGCAGTGTAGTCTTCGTCGGTGGCCCCAACGTCGTCTTCCGGGCGCACAGCGATTGGGGCGACAGCACGCCTACCGACGTAGGCTTCGCGGCTCAGCCCGTGGTGGACACGGCGACCTACATCAACCTTTCGCCCGGCTCCCGCCCGCGATTGAATCTGCGTACCTATCCCCGGCGAAGTCTGCCGGCCATCACGCCAGCGGCCTCGGCGGCGAGCGCGATTACGGTGGATATTCACCAGACCAAGATTCTCGACACGTCAGGCAACGAAACCAAGGTCGCCTATCTATCGTCCATCCTTCATGGCATCAACGAAGACGGCAGCTTGACCATTGATCGCGGGGCACTGGTGGCGGACGACGAACACGCGGACGGGCAGCCGTTGTCCGACGTGCTCAAGAACGGCGAGGATTACCTGGCGATCCGCACGGACGTTTCCATTTGGGACCAGGACTACGGGGAACACGAGTTCGACTTCGCCTTTGACTTTATGAGCGAGAAGTTTGGCGCAGGCACCGCGTTCCTGCAAGACGAGAGTTGAATCATGGCTGTCACTTATCCGCTGACGCTCGACGCCTGGAACAGCCTGCTCGGGCGGATCAACAGCCTTGCCTTGTTTCCGCCCGAGGGCTGCGATCCCATTGCGCAATTGCCGCTGGTCGCTGCGCCGCACAAGTGGAGTGTCCAGGACATCGCGGCGGCCCAGGATAAGCTCCGGGAGATTTGTTCCGACAACAGTTTCACAACGCCAGTCCCCGGAGCGCCCGGAGGCAAATGGCGGAGGCTCTACATCGACGAGCTTGATGCGGCCATCGACAACGGCTGGTGCAACTGCGAGCCCCAGATACCGTGCTGCATCCCCAATGGACAAGGGACGGTCTGGATCGAAGGCCCCGGCGGCGGCTATTGGGTGACGATACCCTATTGGCAGCTCATCGAGCAGTACCTTTACGGGAACGTCAGCTACGGGGCGGCTGAAGCCGCTCTTCCCGAAGGGGTCATGGCGCATCTGGTCCAATGCTACGGTAGCGGCCAAGGCTACCTTGCACACAGCTTCCACCACGACCATTGGGTCAACTGCATCTACCGGGACCGTTGGGTGGAGGGCGGCTGGCGGGGAGAGGAGTATTGGAGTACGTGCAGCAACACCGAGTCCGAGGTGACTTACCTGGGACGGGTGCCGGCCCTCACTTCAAGCTATCGGAGCAACACGGTCGTTGGGCCGAACAACAACTACGACGTGCCGTTCTGCGGGGCCTACTACTACGATCAATACGCACAGCGTTGGTATCAGTCATGTTTGACCGGGTACTACGAGGTGGATGCGTATTACTACTACTTCTCGTACTGGTCGCTGTTCCAGTGTCCAGCGTAAACTGTCATCGCGGCAAGTAGACAAAGGCAAGTGCGGCAGGTGCGGGTAGACAACGTGCCCAGGTGGACAACCACCTGGGCACTTGTCGTTTCTTGAGAGGAGCATCCTATGGAAAGCGCGTTTGCTTAGCTGAATCAGTTGTTTCAAGGTGCCTATCAGTTCTTCCCGCGCATCTTGATCGTGCGGGCAACCCACGGCGGGTGGAAATGGCTCCGCGGCAAGCACGTCAAGCAGCTCGTACCTGGGCTGCACGTCTACTGGCCGCTCACGACGGACGTGGAGGTGGTCGTGACTGCCCGGCAGGCGCTCGCCATCCCCGATCAGGTCATGGCCACCAAGGACGGCAAGAAGGTGGTCGTCAAGACACTGGTGGTCTACAAGATTCCCGATCCCGTGCGGGCCATCGGCAAGCTGAAATGGGACGTGGACACCACGATCAACGATTTGACGCAATCCGCCGTGGTTCGGGTGATTGCTAGGCACACATACGACGAGATCATGGCCGGGATCAGGGATGAATCGCTCACGAAGACCCTGACGAAAGAGGTCCGCCGCGAGTTGTGGCAGTTCGGAGTTCACATCGCCCGCTGCAAGCTGGTGGACTTCTCGACTGCAAGGTCTACAAGCTGCTTACGTCGCAAGCGGATCGCAAGGGATGGCCACACACCAGTTCTACGCCCAATGGTGATTGGGCCGGAACTGTTTCGGCACGCAATCAGTGGTTGTCCCATCACCTCAGCACGGTCTCGCGGCCATGACGGCGCGCACAAACTCGGGATTGATGAACTGCACACTTCCATCGGGCCACCGGCCCCTACACCATCGTGCGGCATCGTGGATTAAGGCGTAGTCCCGCGCGTGAACTCGTTCGTCAGCCTGGTTTTCTGGCTCGCACAATCTCTACGGGAACCCACATAGATTCCACCAGGGAATCATCAATGGCGAAACCTGCCACTTCGAGCGCTCGGCGGGCATAGATTGGCCGGCAGTCCATCAAGTTAGGAAAATGCCGGTGTGTCCACTCGAAGGCTCTGATGACGAGCCCCTGGTTGCCCTCTTTTGACACGGCCACAACCACGATGCGGCCATCCGTCCGCAAGACTCGCCGGCACTGCGTCAACACCCGAGGAATCTCTGGGGTGTCGAAAAGCTCAACGGTGAAGCACATGAATATCCCGTCCAACAAATCGGAGGAATAGGGCAGTTCCTCGGCGTCGCCGCAGGCGAGGGAGACACGCTCGGCGAATCCCTCTCGCTCCACTAGGTCTTTGGTCTCGGTTACCATGTTTTCGGAGATGTCAAGGCCGAACACCTTTCCCTCGGGGCCAACGGCCTTGGCAAGTTCGACCAAGATGTGACCGGTTCCGAAGCCAATCTCCAGAAAATGCTCTCCTTCGATTGGGGCGAGCATTCTGACACCCGTCTCACGCATGGGACGCTCAGAATGCTAACGGCCTTGCGCCCCCGACGCCTGGGCTGCCGCTTGGATCATAGTCGGGTTGTGTTGCAGGGCGATCTGCTCCAGGTCGGCAAGGCTGAGCACCACGGGTGGCGGGGACCATGCAGGCGAGGAATAGGAGAACTCGTAAGCGATCATCCAGTTCCACGGCATGGGGCCGTGGTCGATCAT